ATGTCCTTAGTGGGGAATTTGAAAGAACTCCAAGAAAAAGTCATTGATGAAAAGGTATTGGAATTTGCAGAGGAAATGGAATGCGTAATAATCGAAAGTGCTGCAAATGGATATTCAGGTTATAGATATCAAATTCATAAAGAAAATCCAGACAAGCATATTCTGCACTCAAAACCATTTACGGAAAAGTTACAAGAATTAATGGATGGTGTGAAAGTTGAATTTAAGGTAGTAGAAAAGAAAAACATTTTAGGTGGATCTTATTACGAACATTACATCCGTTTTAGTTGGAATGACTAATTTCTTAATAAAAAACGCTATTTTATTAGAAAAGGAGAATGAAAATGGAAGAGATCTTAGTGCAAGGATTCATAAATGAAGATTTAAAAAGATTAGGGGTTAATGCTACGAGAACATACGGAAATGATGAAACACATTATCAAGTATATGAATTGACCGATAAAGAATTTGAGAAACTTAGTGTCCTATGCATGAACGAAGATGATAATGATGAACATTGGCAAAATGGCGGATGGCGTTGGTGTAAAGGAAGTAATCAACCTATACCGACTGATAAGGCGACTGTAAAACATAAAGAATTAGCATGCTGGGTGGAACCGATAGAAGTTGGTGAAGAGACGTATTGGAATGATTGGCATGTGAACTTACTAGAATACCTCGATATTGAAATGGGATGCACAACTTTCATAAATGTATGTGCGGTAGCTAAAGATTTAGCAAAATACAACAATATGACAATGGCCGAGCTATTCCAAAAATATCAAGGGTAATTCAAACAAAAACTTCATTTGAATAGAAAGAAGTGACGTAATGAGACATACACGTAAACGTCAATTATATAATTTCCAAAAGAAAAGAAATGTTGTATTTATTAATTTTGAAATGAATCATTGGAATTCTATAGAAAATTCATTAGATAAGTCTTTCAAGTGGCACAGAAAGTATAACAAGGTAAGTTACGTTAATTTCATTAGATGGTATGTAAAAATCAAATAGGAAGGATTATGTGAAGAAAGAAATCAAACAAAAATTTCATTTTGTAGAGAAATGGGGTGAAAAAATAATTATGTTAACTTGGATAACAATTGGTGTACTTATTTATTTGGTAATTGGAATAGGGTTATTAGTTTGGTCAGTAACTACGTCTTCTTGGGGCGGATTAATACTACATTTTGCAATACCAATTATACTATTTTGGCCCTACTTTATTATTAGAAGTTTATTCGATAGATAAAAGAGCAGCTAGCAAAAGCTAACTGCTCACCCAAGAAAAACAGAGGAAAGATAACCATGTGTCTATAGTATTGACGGAATATTGAGTTTTATTCAAGGGAGGAATAAGAAAATGAGAGAAATAAAGTTTAGATTATATCAAAAGTTGGCGAAGAAAATGATGCCTTGGGAAGAAGCTAAGAAATTATACAAATTAGATGTATTGGATGATAACGACGAGAACAACATTTTCAGTAGTTGGATGCAATATACAGGGTTTAAAGATAAAAACGGTAAAGAAATTTACGAAGGCGATATCGTAGAGTATGACGGATGGTTTTACATCATTAAATGGGACGAGGAAGAAACAGGGTTCTATATGCATGATAAAAACAATGACGAAGATGATCATTTAAAAATGATTGATATAAGTGTTGGTGAAGTAATGGGGAATATCCATGAAAATCAAAACTTAATAAAATAATCCTTTTAAAATAAAAAAGAAAAAAGCAACTTGTATTGGGGACAAGTCACTTTTTTCGAATGGCAATGTTACATTTATTATAACAGGACGGATGTAGCAGCTAAACCAATAAAAATCACAAACTTTAGACAAAATTCGAGATTACAAATGAATATAGTCCGGCTAGAAAACTAGAGGATACCAATTCACTAAAGCAGCAATTAAAGCTGTTTTAGGAATAGGTGTCCTTTTTATTTTAAACAAGGGAGATGGGGAAATGAAGGTATTAAAGGATCAGCTACGTGAGTGGAAAAAGCAATCAAAAAAAGTAAAGAAGAAAAATAAGAAAAAACAAAAAGAGAAATTAAGCACACGCGACATTGAAGATTTAATGGGAATTCATGGTCCACGTTATGAACGAAGACGTGGGGCAGTAAGACAAAAATAATAACAATGGAGGAATTTAATATGAATAAACAACTATCATTTAAGATGCCAATTGTGGATGGAAAAAGAACAAAACAAGAAATTGAAAAAGTATTTAATGAGTATCGTAGATATTTAGCAACTATGCCATGTGATATGCTGCCAAAAGTGACAGCGTCGTATTCAATTGTTCCTCCATCGAATACAAATGAGTTTAATAGTTCGACTGAAAATATTGCAATAGAAAGAATAGAGTATGAACAAGAACGAAATAAATTTATGAGTTGGTTGTATGACGGTGTGAATCGTCTAAGAGATGATGAGCGTGAAGTGATTGTGAAATTTTATATGGAACATGATTCTGGATATGATCAAGATATCTGGATGGATTTAGGTATAGGTAAAACAAAATATTATAAGCTAAAAGGACGAGCGATATTGCGTTTAGCTTTCAATCTAAAGAAAGAGGTGTTTCAAAAAACGCGTAGACAAAAAGAGGGGCAAAGTATATGAATATTGTACAGCCGATTCGAGATAAAGAAATAATACAAGAAATAAAAGAGTTCTATAAGGAACAGAATGAGAGGAACTACATTCTGTTTCTTCTTGGTATTAATACAGGATTCAGAATATCGGATATATTACGTTTACGTGTTCGTGATGTAGAAGGCTGGAATATTGTGATACGCGAAAAGAAAACAAGGAAGATCAAAGATGTGAAGATGCCTTCAGAGCTGAAGAGAGCTATCAGAAATTATACTGAAGGAAAGCCAAAGAATGAATACCTGATTAAAAGTAGAAACGGAAAAAATAAACCGATTACTCGTGCAATGGCATATGTCATATTGAATCAAGCTGCAGAAGAGTTTGGGTTGGAACGTATCGGTACTCATTCACTTAGAAAGACATATGGCTATCACCATTACAAACAATTTAAAGATGTAGTTGCCTTGCAAAAGATGTTAAATCATACAGATCAGAAAGAAACATTGAGATACATTGGAATGGAGCAAGATACATTAAATGATTATCAAAGGAAGTTTAGAATCTAGCTCCTTTATTTTTTTAACATTTATTGAATTAGCTTTAAACTGAAAGTGTCAAATTCATTTTTATAAAATGCGAAAGAGATTGGTATATCTAAGGTTAAACGGAATAGGTGAATTTAACACAATCCAGGTTATAGCTAATTCATTTTCTAAGATTAAAGGGCATATTTATTCAAAACTATGCGAAAAGAGGCTGAAAAGCGATGAAGAAAAGTACAAAAGATGTTGATGGGGTAAATTGTGGTGTAGTTATTTATGACGAAGTGGAGCAGAATTTACGAGAAACATTGGGGAATTGTGTTGAAGCAAGACAAGCTTTTTTTGCTCCAATTTTTAACGGTGCGGGGAATGACATTCAAATAATAGGTATTGATTTTAGCGCTGGTGAAGATTGGTCAGCTAAAGTTAGAGTAAGAAATCCGAGATTGTTAAATAAAGAGAAAGAAAGTAAATAAAAAACGCGAACTATTTATGAACTATTCGCGGACGATTTGCGAACTATTTACGGACACGTTTTGGTTTTTAACATGATATATTTGTATTGTGAGAAGTGGCGGAAAACACAACTCACAATTTTCCTTTATAATCTATATGTTGTCTAAACGGTTTCATAATGATGGCACATAAAATCCGAAACCAGCAGATGGTAATGATTGAATGGTACCGTTATTAGGAAGAGCTTTTGCTCTTCTTCCAGTTACTTAATAGTGTAGGTGCAGAGGGATGTAGCAACATTAAGTAACTGGGAAAAGAATAAAACTTCACGTACCGCAATAGAAAGACAAATTAATAATCCAGAGAAAAGTATCCATTCGGGTGCTTTTTATTTTTGAGGAGGATGAAGAATGGAAGCTAAAACATTAGTATTTAAACCTGTAAAGCAATATAAGATTGATTCGAATAAAATCCAAACATTAGATGATGTGATTGCTATTTTGAAAAATGTAACGATATATGTGAATGGTGAAGAAGCATTAGAAGGTCTTGAACATTTAATTGAAAAGGATGATGAATGATGAAATTTAAAGATATGGTTGAATGTATGGATAAGAATTGTAGAACTGTTGTTGTTGCTAAACATGTTGACGGATTAAAGTGTGTTAGATGTGGAGGTCCAACAAGACCAATGAAATTTGCGCCACTAGAAAAACAGGAAGAGGAATTAGGACTGATTGAACAAACTATCCTTATTAATAAAAGGAGAGGAATTTATAAAGAACTTATACAGCTTGCTCATTTAATAAGAGATAAGAAACATGATATTAAGGTGATGGCAGGAATGTTCAGTTGTGAGGGACAGAGTGTGGTGGAAGATTTTCTAATTGATGTTATAACAACAAATGAGCTGCCTTCGGATATTGTTTTGTCGAAGGAAACGGAACAGTACCTATTAAAAATAGGGATTGAAGAGTTATTGAAGAAACCTCAAGAAGTAGATGCGGAAAAGTTGGCTAAAGGAATTCATGAAACGATGCTTGAGAGAGTGAATGTAAATGCAAATAGACTTTAATAAACTGGAAAAAACAATAATCATCGGCATAATCATTCGCGCTCTTCGTAGTAAAAAGAAGATAAAAAGGTATGTGGGTTTAGAGCGGTTACCAGATTTAATTCAAGTGTTAGATGAATTGCAAGAGAGTACAACATTTGAAGATAGAGAAGAAGCTTTAACAAGTCTAATCGATAAGTTGATTGATGATTTGTTAGAGGAAGGTAAGAGGTGATGTAATGAACCGGTTAGACTTCCTTATAGGCTGCTGTGTAGGTTCTTTATGTGGGATTATATTTTGTTCTGTACAAGATATTAGATCGGTAGGTAGGAAAGGAATGAAAGCGGACGGACATGTAATTTATAGATGTTTACTTTGTAAAACTGAACGTAAGTTAAAAGTCCATAAAAAAGATTATTGCGAAGTAAAGGTTTGTCCGAATTGCCTTGGAGTTTCTGTAGATGTTTTTAAAATCGCTAAGTACAAACAAGTTGGTGAGAAATAACGATGGATAAAGAACATCTTATTCAATTAATAAAAGAAGATAAGCTGATGAAGTTCTATAAATCTAAAGAATGGAGAGCTTTACGATTAAAAGCAATTGAGCGAGCTAAGAATGAATGTGAGCATTGCAAACAGGAAGGAAAGGTAACGACACGAGATACACTTGATAAACGTGGGCGTAAGACGAAGATGGATGTGAACCATATCAAACCGGTTAAGACTCATCCGCATCTTGCGTTAGAATTAGATAACCTTGAATACATTTGTGTACGTCACCATAACATTGCTGATGGTAAGGACAAGATGATTAGCAATAGTGAACCTAAGTTCATGAATGAGGAACGGTGGTAGCTATGATAATTGTGGATGGTAGTTGGACATTCGATACTGACTTAATGATTCAATACGCTGAGAAGGACGAGCGCACGTCATATGAGCGTGACATGCTTAATCAGTTCCGAAAGTATTCTTACTGGCGTTACTGCCAAATAAGAGACTGTGTGAACCCAAGAAAGTGCAAACGCCTTAAACTTAATGATGTTAGAGAAAGATTGCGAGAAGAAGAGAATTTAATATTTACAAAGGATATTCTAAAGATTTCTAGTGAAGAAGTCTTTTTTATTTTGGATTTTATTGAAGGATACTTTGAATTAATTTCTTAAACACCCCCCGGTCAAAAAGTTTGGCTTTTAGTAGGAGGACCGATCAACGGGGGGAGGAGATGGGAAAAAATATTTTTTGAGATATCAAATTAAGAGGGGGGGTACATGTGCAAAAACTATCAAAGAAAGCACAAATCAAACAAGATTTATTACAACAATTGGAAAATGCTAATTTGAATGGTATGCACTATGTTGACCTTGTCGACGATTACATAACATTGTTCGATACGAAAAACAAATTAGCGAGAGAAATTAAAAAGAATGGACCAATGATTGAATGGCAGAATAGTGAAAGCCAAAAGGGAATGAAAGCTAATCCAGCTACGAAAGAATTTCGTGAAACCAATAAGCGTATGACGGACTTATTAAAAGTGCTTGGTTTAAAAGAACCTGTATACGATGGAAGTAATGATGACGATGATGTCTAAGCAATCGGCAACATACCATCCATATATCGATGAATATATGAGTATGGTAGAAAGTGGTCAAATCAAATCGTGTAAAGAACAAAAATTATTAATGAAATATGTTCGGAAAATATTAAGTCGAGACGACATCTACTTCAATGCTAAAGCAGCAGAAGATTCTATTAATGTTCCTGCTAAATATTTTCCGTTTGAATTATTCCCATGGCAAAAGTTTTTAAATGCATTGATGTATGGCGTGCGCTTCAAAAAAGATGATCGTATTGTATTTGATGAAGTTTTAATATTAATGGGTCGTGGTGGCGGTAAAACAGGTTATATGGCATATGATTCTTTTTATATGATGACCGGACATCATGGTATTAATAATTACGATATTGATGTAGTTGCAACCAGTGAAGATCAAGCGAAGAGAACATTTACTGATGTATATAATGTTATAAATACGCCATCTTTTAAAGAGAAGTTTAAAAAAATCTTTAAATGGACATTAGAAGAAATTCAACATAAAAAAACAAATTCAGTGATGAATTATAACACTTCCAACTCTCGGACAAAAGACGGTAAACGTACTGGATGTGTAATTTTTGATGAGGCACATGAATACGAAAATTACGATAATATCAATGTTTATACAAGTGGTCAAGGTAAAGTAAGAGGTTCCCGAATCATTTACACCACAACAGATGGACACGTAAGAGGTGGGCCACTTGATGATTTAAAAGAAACAGCAAAATTAATTTTATCTGGCGAGATTGAAGATATTCATTTTTTACCATTCATTTGTAAGTTAGATAGTGAAGATGAGGTCGATGATCCAGCAAATTGGGAGAAAACTAATCCTTCTTTACCATACAATGATGAGTTAAAAATAAAAATGAAACGGGAATACCAAAAAATGCAACGTAATTCGAAATTGCGAGTCGAATTTATGACAAAGCGTATGAATATCCCGATTTCAAATATCTTAGAAACTGTTTGTACCTGGGATGAATTAGAGCGAACAAATCAATCAATACCAGATTTATCTGGACTTGAATGTATAGGTGCTGTGGATTTCGCACAAGTACGAGATTTTTGTGGAATGGGTCTATTATTTAAAAAAGATAATAAACGATATTGGTTACATCATTCCTTTATTAATCAAGTTGCACTAGATATTCAAGATATAAATATGGATGTTATCCGAGAAGCAGAAGCAAAAGAATTATGTACCATTATTCGAACTGAAAAATCTATTGATCCACACCGGGTTAAAAATTGGTTCTTAGAAATGGCTAAGAAATATAGAATCAAAAAGATTTGTATGGATTCGCACCGTGCAAGTGTATTAGGACCAGTACTTGAAGAAGCGGGTTTTGAAGTTGAAATTGTAAGAAGGGGACATATTACGCATTCAAAATTATCACCACTTGTTGATGATTTATTTATTAATGGAAAGTTAGTATTTGGTGATGACTTATTAATGCGTTGGTATGTATGGAACACTTTCAAGGATAATAAAAACAATGGGAATATCGAATATGCAAAGATTGATCCAGAGAAGCGGAAAACAGATGGTTTTCACGCTTTTTTACATGCTCTTAATTTAGATAGTGAATTGAAAGAATCTAACGCTTTAACAAAAGAGAATGTTAGAAAGATATTTAGATCATTTAATGTGTAAACGAGGTGGTGAGAATATGGGATTAAGAGAATGGATAAGTGGCTTTCTTGGAAGTGATAATACGATTACTTTAAAGGAGTGTGTTTATGAATTAAGTGTTGATTATTATTATAAAAAATTAGCTGTAGAAAGTTGTATTGATTTAATAGCCAACGCTCTAACTAGGAGTGAATTTCAAACGTTTGAAAAAGGGAAAGAAAAACGTGGTGAAAATCATTATTTACTTAATGTACAACCGAATCAAAATCAAAATGCATCAGAATTTATGCATAGCTTAGTTAATCATTTAATTATGGAAAATGAATGTGTAGTAATTATGCAAAATAAGCAATTATATATTGCAGATTCCTTTGATATTACTAAGTTTGCGTTAAAAGAAAACATCTATAACAGTATAACAATTGGTGATTTCACCTTTGATAAACCGTTTAATGAATCTGAAGTGTTTCATTTTAAATTGAATGACCGCAATATTATGCAAGTCATAGATGGAATGTATAACAGTTTTGGGAAATTGCTTGCATCGTCCATTGACTATTATAAAAGAAAAAATAATAAGCGCTTGTTAATTAAAGGCGATTTTCTAAGAGCACAAGATCCAGAAACGCAAGCCGCGATTGATGAAATGTTTGAAGGTCAGTTAAAAAATTGGTTTAACGCTGATAAAGTAGGTTCTGCTTTTCAATTACAGAATGGATATGAAATTGAAGATATGAGTGATAGTAAAAACGGCGTCGCAAACAATAGCACAAGCCGTGATATTAGCGATTTAGTCAGTGACATATTTGGTTATGTAGCAACGGCTTTTCATGTGCCTATCGGTATTTTAAAAGGTGATGTGGCTGATATTGAAAAGCAAATGGATTCATTTTTAGCATTTTGCATTAATCCGATTGCTGAATTGATACAAGATGAATTTAATCGAAAGATGTACAAAAAAGAAGAGTATTTACAAAGAACTTACTTAAAAATTGATACAACAAAAATTAAGATTGTTGATATTACGAAATTATCAACCGCAATGGATAAATTATTTGCGATTGGTGGTCTAACAATTAATGACGTCATAATGATGCTTGGAAAAGAGCCTATTGATGAAGAATGGGCAAACAGAAGACATGTAACAAAAAACTATCAAGAAGCGGATTCACTGGAAGGAGGTGAAAAGAATGAAACGTTACAAGAATGAAAAATATAACCATCTAGCTAATGTCCAACATGCCTTTAAGGCAGAAGCAAAAGCGGATTCACTGGACATAACGATTTATGGTGATATTGGTGAATCATGGTGGAGTGACTCCACATCGGCGGTTGATATTGAAAAAACATTAAAAGCTACTTCCGCAAATGTTATTCATATCAATCTAAATAGTCCTGGTGGGGATGTATTTGATGGGATTGCAATTTATAACCAGCTAAAAAACCACTCGGCAAAAGTTATCATTACCGTAGATGGATTGGCAGCGAGTGCCGCATCTATTATTGCGATGGCAGCAGATGAATTAATTATGAATACAGGTTCTATGTTAATGATTCATGAAGCTTCTACATGGACTTGGGGGACAAAATTAGATATTCGCAAAACGTTGAATGCTCTTGAAGGGATTGACAAGTCGCTTGCGGATATTTATATGACTCGTTATCAAGGAGAACGTTCAGAAATTGAGACGATGATTGCGAACGAAACATGGTTTACCGCAAATGAGGCAGTAGAATTTGGATTGGCTCACAAGGTAAATGAACATGTGGAAAATAATGAAGTGATAGATCCAGAGGAATTTAAAAATAATGTTCTACAAAAATTTCGAAATAAAAATAAACAGCATGAACCAGCAGTAGCAAGTGCAAATCAAAATATACTTAATAAATTTAAGCGCGCATAAAGCAGTGCTTTTTTTATTGTCTTACAAACAGGAGGGAATAAGATGACTATTAGAAATTTAGATCGTCCAGTAATCGAAAATAAAGATCAACAGATTATTAATGTGCAAGAAGCATTTGAAACAGGAGATGCACAGGTAGTAGCAGCACGTATTGTTGCAAATATGGAAAATAACATGCAGCATTTTCAAGATATGATGAACGATGTAATTAGTGAAGCACAACAAGCAAAAAATGAAAATTGGGATGCACAAGTATTAGCTTCCCGTGGTGTACGTATTTTAACAAATGACGAAAAGAAATTCTACAACGCAGCAATCGAGGCGAATTCATTCAATGAAACGCATAAATTAATGCCACCAACTATTTTTGAGCGTGTGTTTGAAGAGTTAGAAAAGGAACATCCATTATTATCCCTTGTTAACTTCCAAACAGTAGGAGCAACTACTCAATGGATTGTAAGAAAAGAAGGTGCAGCTTCAGCTTATTGGGGCGATGTATGTGATGAAATTAAAGAAATGATTGATGAAGGTTTTACAACAATTGATCAAGGAATGTACAAACTTAGCGGATTTTTAGTTGTATGTAAAGCAATGTTTGAGTTAGGTCCTGAGTGGTTAGATAAGTACGTCCGTACATTTATGAAAGAAGTTGTAGCTGAAGAATTAGAAAGAGTAATTGTTATGGGGACAGGAAAAAAACAGCCAATAGGCATGATTAAGGATTTAAAAGGTGCTGTAACAGATGGTATTTATCCAGATAAAAAGAAAATAATTCTAAAGGATTTTACACCTGCAACAATTGGAAAAGAAATTTTAGCACCTACAACAAAAGGTGGAACGAAACGTTATACAGGGGTTACTTTGATTCTGAATCCATTAGATTACGCAACGAAATTCTTCCCTATTGGCGCGAAGCGTAAAGACGATGGGACTTGGACGTATGATAACTTCGGTGTACCAGGTTTAACGATTGTTCAATCACCGGCAGTTCCATTAAACACAATGATTTCTGGAAAAACAAAAGATTACTTTATGGGGGTTGCTTCAAAACAAGAATTAGTATCAGATGATACAGTTCGTTTAATCCAAGATCAACGTTTATACCTGATTCGTCAGCTTGCAAACGGTCGTCCATTAGATCATGATTCGTTCACTGTATTTGATATTACAGCACTAGAACCGAAAGAAGGAACGCCAACACCCTAATTCCTCCTCTCCTGTTGAAGAGAGGAATTATGCAGCATTAACGAAGGTAGAGATTCAATCACTACTAGATCAAAGCGGTATTGAATACAAGGCTAATGCAACGAAGGCCGAATTAATCACTTTATTAGAAGGTGATGCAAATGGATAATCTTTTGCAAGAATTAAAAGACGTTCTTAAAATCACATGGAATGAAGAGGATGCTAGTTTAATAAAACTTTTGGAAAAAGGAGAGGCGTATTTGTTGGATTTAACAAATGCGTCTTTTGATTTTTCAAAGGAGCTAACCCCGAAATATTTGCTGTTAGAACGGTGTCGGTATGTCTATAACAATGCAGGTGATGAGTTTGAAAAGAATTATAAAAATGAATTATCCAGGCTTATTTTAGATGTGGCTTTAGGAAAAGTTGGTGTAATCAATGGTTCTAAAATCGTATAGAGAAACCTTAAATGACGGATTTCTACAATATGGATATAAAAAAACAGAGCGTTCAGAAGAGGGAAAAAGAATAGGTGAGAAGTTTCGTGAAGAAGGAAAACTTGCCTATAAAGTGATGTCTTTACGGGACAGTGATTACAAAATGGTGGGCGTTTTAACAACGGGATTAGATTTAAAAGTTAAAACACTGTATCCACCTTCCTTTAGAAAGATAAATAAAAATAAACTTAAGGTATTAATGGATGGAATCGAATATGACGTGATTAAAGCGGATCATGATTCTAACAAACAATACCTTTTCTTTTATTTGCAGCAGGCGGTGAAATCTCGTGAATGAAAAATCTAAAAGGCTTATGAAGGAGCAGAGGAGTGGCATTAAAAAAGCCCTTGAAGACGGATTTAAGCTTTTAGTTGTTGAGGATGAACTAGCAGAAGATGAGGAATCGCAGTTAACAGAAGAGGGATACAACTGTTTTATTTTGGAATATGGTGAGTTTCAACCGTCTTCTAATGAGCGTACCATTTCTCAAAGCATATATGTTAGTTATTTATCGGAAAATCAATCGAATTTAGATGAGCAGGTCATTGATATTATTTCGTGGGTTAGCAAGGTAAAAATGGTATCCTTTATAGTTTCTAAAAGTGACCGTCTTCAAGTAAAAGATACAGATCGTTTTATTGATCGTGTTGTTTTTACATTTAAGAGGGTGATTCCAATTGAGTGCATTTGAGCTTGATTATGAAGCGATAGAAAAGCTTGAAGAAAAAATGCGGTTATTACCAAATAAGATGGAACCTACAATCAATACCATTCTCCACACGGATGGTATACGAATTGCGATAGAAGAGATTACAAAGCTGATTCCGGTATCTCGTTCTAAATGGAGTGTTCGAAATAAGACACATGCTAAAGATAGCAACTGGTCAAAAAGTGAAAAGATGAATTTAGGTTTTAGGATATTGGCTCGTGGTGGAGCAGCCAATAAAAAAGGTTCGTTTGGATATCTAGTTTTCCCAAACGAAGGTAGAGGGTCTCACAATCCTTTAGAGCAAAGATTTGCGGAGCGTGGGATACAAAATGCCAGACCAAGAATTTTAGAAGAACTACATGTAGGTATAGATAAATTATTAGAGGAGGAATTATAAAATGCCTAAAGTGATTGAAGAATTTGATTCCGTATTAATTGCGAATGCAAGTATTCAATTTAAGAAGAAAGGTACGCAAGATCCAGGGACGAAGTTTGGATGTGTTGGATCAATTGAAGGGGAACCAGAAAACAAGGAAATGAAAAAGGTATGTGGTGGCGTGACGTTGAAAAAGAAATCAAAAACCACGGAACTGAAAGTTACTGTTTCAGCTCATATTCCTGTTAAAGTAGCAAGAGATTATTTTGGTTTTAATACAACTGGATTAAAGCCGGGTGTATGGGCGTTCGGTAGTGCTTCAAAGGGATATGATTTTGTATTTACGGCTGATGTAGTAGATGAGTTTGAAGATGTTGTAAAACTTATTGCGTTTCCAAATTGCTCAAACTCCACCGGTTTTAAATTTGCTATTGCGAATGGTGAAGAAGAATTGGCAATGATGGAATTAGAATTCACGGCCTTACCAGATGAATTAAAGAATTTCTATTATGAAGCGTTTGTAGATGAATTAGCAGATGCAACAGTCGCTCAAAAGTGGCATACACAATTTAATTCAGCTCTTGTGAAAGGAACACCTTCAGCTTAAAGCCCTAGTTTCATACAGGGCTTTTTCTTTTGGATTTAAATAAGAGAAAAATGAAAGTGAGGAAATAGCGATGAAAGTTCAAAAAATAACATTAAAAGAAGTGGAATTTGTAAAAGTAGATAGTGAGTATGAACAGCGCTTTGTTAATGAACAGGACTACCCGGCATTTTTAACGAATTATGCTTTGAAAAAGGGTCAAGAAGAAGGGCTTATTAACAGTTCGATTATTGCTGATATTGTAAAGTTTCAAGCTTTAGATGGGCTAAGAAATGAGGGTAATAAAGACCTATCGGCATTAGAACAAATTGACCAAACAAGTATTCATAAAGTAATTTATATGGCATTTAAAGGAGCAAATCCTAAAGAAAACTCAACTTTTGATGAATTTCTAAAGAGGTATCATGATTCATTAGCAAAATCTATGGAACTATATACGAAACTGGTTGTTGATGTAATTAGTCAAGATCCAAATCAATTTGCAGCAGCACTTAAAAAAAGTACAAGTAGTGGCGGTAACGGCGAAAAAAAGTAAAAATTCCAGATATTAAAATCGAATGTGTGGAAGATAAATACGTCTTGTATTGTCTAGTCTCTGGAATAGATCCAGAGACTTTTTGGCATGAGCCAATTTCGTCTGTTGAGCGTATTTACGCAGGGATTACAGCGTTTGAAGCATGGCGTAACAATCCCAAGTAAAGGTAGGTGAGATAATGGCAAGAAATAATTCGGAAGTTGAAGTTATATTTAAAGCGCAAAATAAAGATTTTAATGATGCTATGAATGGCATGAATCAGGAAGCTAAAAAACTTCGTCAAGAAATGAAATTACAAGAAGAGCAGATGAAGTTAAACGCTACTGATTCAGAAAAACTACAAGCAAAGCTTCAAAATCTTTCTGGGCAATATGCAGTTGCACAAAGGGCTACGCAAGCAACGGCGGAACATTTACAGAGAGCTAAAGAATTGTACGGAGAAAATTCAACCGAAGTTGGTAAGTTAGAATCAAAATTACGAAGTCAACAAATAACAGAACAACAGTTAGCGAATAGTATCAAACAAACTTCTGAAAGTTTAAAACAAGCGAGAGACGCTGAACAAGAAAGAACAAGTGAAACAGCTAAAGCAGCTCAAAAATTGAAAGAGCTAAAAGGGCAGGAAGAGCAGTTGCAATCTTCTCTTTCTAAGTTGAATGCTCAATACGAGTTACAAAAAGCGACGCTTGGTGAGAATGCTTCTGAAATAGAGAAATTACGTTTAAAAATAGATAATCTTGGAGAGCAACATACCGTTGCAGCTAGTAAAGTACAAAACTATCAGAAACAGTTAGATCAAGCCAAACAACAGTATGGTGAAAATGCTAGTGAAATCCAAAGATATGAAACACAGCTTATACAAGCTCGGACAGCAGAACAGCAGTTGCAGAATCAATTAAGTGCGACAAATAGAAGTTTGCAGGAACAAGAAAACGCAACGAAACAATTAAAGACATTCTTTGATGCGACTGAAACGAGTGTAGATCATTTTGCAAATGCATTAGGAAATAACCTTACAAACGCAATACGAAACGGTACAGCGACAGCTAGGCAGTTAGAACAAGCGATTCAAATCATCGGTCGTGAAGCATTAGGTTCAGAAGCAGATATAGAGAAATTACAACGTGCTCTTCGTTCTATAGACGATGGGAACTCCATACAACAGGTTCGAAATGATTTGAGAGACCTTTCACGAGAAGCAGAGAGAGCGTCGCACAGTTTCAAAGAATTAGATATCGGCTTAGAAAATATTCTAGGTGGATTAATGGCTGGCGGTGGTATTTCAGGAGCCATTGAGCAAGCGCTTGATACCTCTAAGTTAAAAACAAAAATTGACGTCTCTTTTGAAGTTCCAGCATCCTCTAAAAAATCAGTAGAAGAAGCGGTTCGCGGTTTAGAAGCTTATGGTGTTGATGTGGAAGAAGCACTGGAGGGTACACGTAGACAATGGGCATTAAATCAAACTGTCAGTGATAAAGCTAATGCATCAATTGTTAAAGGAGCAGGAGCGATTGCAAGTGCTTATGCAGGTATAGATTTTACTGAATTAATTCAAGAAGCGAATGAAATTGGTAATGAATTAGGTATAACTAGTGATACTGCTTTAGGGTTAACGAATCGTCTGTTAAAAATCGGTTTCCCTCCTGAGCAATTGGACATTATCGCTGAATATGGCGGGCAGCTAACACGAGCAGGTTACAATGCTGAAGAAGTACAGGCGATTATGGAAGCTGGTGTTGATACAGGTACCTGGAATATTGATAATCTCTTAGATGGACTAAAAGAAGGTCGTATTAAAGCGGCTGAATTTGGTCAAGGTGTCGACAAGTCTATGAAAGAAGCTCTTGAAGGCACTAAAATTTCGGCTGATCAGTTAGAAAAGTGGGGGAAATCTGTCGCTAAAGGCGGTAAAGAAGGTTCGGCAGCAATGACAGAGATTGCGAAAGCGCTAGTTAGCATTGAAGATGAAACAAAGCGAAACGAGATTGGTGTTAAGCTTTTCGGAACGATGTATGAAGATCAGGGGCAGAATATCACCAATACACTTATTGGCGCTCAAGGTAAAGTTATAGATTTAAACAAAGATCAAGAACAACTAAATGAAATGATTAAGAAAATGGATGCCAGCCCAGCAGTAAAGTTTCAAAAAGCTATGAACGACTTGAAAATGGCACTTGAACCTGTTTTGGGAGTCATTGCTGATGTAATTAGTGCTTTTGCAAGCTTTGTTTCAGAACATCCAGCATTAGCAGCAGCTATAACAACAATTGTAACCGCAATTGGAATCCTTATTGGGGCTGGTATGGCTTTAGGCCCTGTATTTATTACGTTAGCGAGTTATGCAACCTATGCTGGATTAAGTATAGGGGCGGTTTCCGCAACATTTTTTGGTTATACAGCAATTATTATAGGGGTAACCGCCGCAATTGTTGGATTAGTTGTTGGAATAAAACATTTATGGGAAAACAACGAAGGGTTTAGAAATAGCATTACGAATGTAATTGAAAGCGTTCGGATTTTTGGTGAAGTATTAGCTTCGCTAGGTAAATATCTATTTACCACAGCGGTTGAAGGCGATCATATGAACCAATGGGTAGGTTATTTGCCTGAGAGTTTTCAAGCAGCAGCGGAGAAAATAGGTTTGGCTGTTGTTAAAATACGTGAAGCGTGCCTTCATCTTTTTGATGCTATAAAAGCTGTTTTTTCGGGAGATTTTAGCCAGTTAGGTGAAATCTTTAAGATGATTGGCCCTACGATAGCGGGTGCAATTGTAGGAGGGATTCCTGGTGTTCTTATTTCTGTATCTCGTTATTTACCAGCGATTGCAGAGTATTTGAATGCAAACTCAGGAATTATCCTTGAAACTATTACGAATATCTTTACTAATATAGCCAATTTCGTAACAACAGCATTACCACAATTTCTTGAAGCCGGATCACAAATGATTTCAAGCCTTGTGAATGGTTTGGTTGTAGCGGCTCCAATTGTGCTTGAATCCATTGTTAGCATAATAAATACAATTTCACAGATGATTGCTACCTATCTCCCTATGATTGTTCAAACGGGAATACAAATCATTCAAACTTTAATTTCTGGAATTGTACAAGTCTTACCTACACTCATAGAAACAGGACTTCAATTGATCCTAACTTTAATAAATGGAATTATGCAGATGCTTCCACAGTTAATTCAAATAGCTGTAACAATTATTCAAACTATTATTAGTGGGATTATGTTATTTTTACCCCAGCTAATTGAAATGGGAATAAATTTATTAGTTTCATTAATTACAGGAATCACACAAGCTTTACCTATGATTGCTTTAGCGATTATTACAGTCATTACAACTTTAATTGAAGCCATTACAGCGAATTTACCTATGATAATTGAAGCTGGTGTTAAGGTTTTAACTAGCTTAATAGACGGAATCATTAAAATGCTACCGCAACTTATTGATTTAGCGATAAATCTTATAACCAAAGTGGCGGATACTTTATTAACAAACTTACCTAAAATAATTGAATCCGGTGTAAAGATTTTAATGGCCATTATTGATGGAATCGTACAAGTGTTACCCCAACTTATTAATGCAGCATTAGATTTAATTGTCAAAATAGCATCTACATTAATTGCGAACTTGCCGAAGATACTGGAAGCAGGCGTAAAGATTTTGCTTATGTTGATTGCTGGTATTGTAAAAGTTATACCAGATTTAATTGCGGCAGCATTAAAGCTTATCATTACTTTGGCAGGGGAGCTCATTAAGAATTTACCGAAGATACTTGAAGCTGGTGTCCAACTGATCTGGGCATTAATAAAAGGTATTGTCAGTATGGTTGGAAAATTAGGTTCTACAATCGTGACAGATATTGTACCGAAGATTGTTGATACATTAAAGAAGATTGATTTATTCAAGATAGGTAAAGATATTATAAGTGGATTGATAGACGGTCTAGGCAGTATGGCTGGTAAAGTGTTAAATAAGGTGAAATCTATTGGTAACGATATTCTTGACGGTTTTACTTCCTTCTTCGACATCCATAGTCCATCTCGAAAAATGAGGGATCAGGTTGGTAAACAAGTTGGTGCTGGGCTTGCTGTTGGTATGGAACAATCTGTATCGACGGTTCTTGCAGCGGCTAAAAACTTAGCAACTTCGGTCTATTCCGTATTAGAAAATACGTTAGGTGCGTTCAATAGTTCGGCTATAAACGGAATGATGAATAATAATCCTCTTAGGAGTTATTTTGAAGCAATATTATACGATGGAGATTATCTTAATGATTGGATTACTCATTTGCCAATGGACATGAGGGATGCATTAAAAGCAGTAGGTAAAGAATTAGAAAGTTTCACCATTGATGGAGTAGAAGACGATAGTCCTATTGCTCGTTATATTCGTAGTATATTAGAGGGTGGAAACCCATCCCAAGATATACTAAAAGAATTTAAGGAATCCAATAAGTGGCTAGAAATCGGTAAAAAAATAGCTGGTTTCAGGGAACAAATTCTAAAAGACTTTTATAATGCTCCAAACAATAATGCAAACAAAGATAATGCGTTGCAATCCGCTTTCAATAATATTTCAAACATGGTTGATGATACTTTTAAAAAGTTGAATTTATATGGGGTAAACAAACAAGATAACATCGCTTCTAATCTGTCGGCATTAGCGACAGGAGCAGTTCAACCGATTGTTCAACAAAATGATAGTGGTCCTGTAGAAATTAACTTTTATAACACAATTAATAATGAACGTGATGTTGATCGCATGTTTGAAAAAGCAAATGATTGGTTTGCTGAGCGTGGCCGTAATGTAAAAATAGGAATAGGGAGGACTTAAATTGCTAGACATAGGTATCGATAATCAATTAGCAAGTGACTTTGGAATATGTATGGTAGAACGCCCTGTTATTCCTACAGCAGAACAGGAAGTAGAATATATTGAAGTGCCGGGTAGACATGGTTCACTTACAAAAAAAGGGGCGTTTAAAGACGTCCCTTTAAAAATAAAGTTCAATATGCTTGAAGAAGAGAATATTAAACCATTAATCAGGCGCATGAAGGCTTGGTTGATGAATGGAAAGAAATTATATTTTACAGATGATGATGTGTATAGGAAAATTAAACATGTTGTAGTAGGTGATATTTTAAATGAAATTGAAGAACACGGTGAATTTGAGGTGGATTTTAAGTTAGATCCCTTTGAATATACAGAAGATGCAAACATAATGTTGAGTACTCCTGGATCTATTCATAATCCGGGTACAATGGAATCGGCTCCAATGTTGTTTGTTGCAGGGAACGGTACATTTCGAATTTTCATTAATGATGTTTCTTTTCAGATTAAAGATGTAAAGGGCTCTGTTGTGATAGATTCAGAATTATTAGAGGCATATAGTGGTACAGTATCAATGAATGATAAAATGATTGGTGATTTTCCAGAATTTCAAATAGGATTAAATAAAATAGAGTGGTCAGGAGCTATCCAATTTATTTCAATTCAACCAAGATGGAGATATAAATAATGATTACTTTATATAAACCAAATGAAACAGATTTTACGCATAACGGAATTGGTGTTTTAGATAAACATATTTATAGTGCAACTGTTGAGGAAGAACTCAACGGTTTATTTGTTTTTAATTTTAATTATCCTTTATTCGCTCCACATGGAACGAAAATTGACGGAATGAACATCATAAAAGTTCCTACTCCTGATGGGGATCAGTTATTTCGCGTGGTGACTCCTAAAGTGAGTATGGGAGAAATCAAAGCGGTTTGTTACCATATTTTTTATGATTTAACAGAAAATTTGATTGAAGATATATTTATTCAGCCCACAAATGGTAGTGCAGCTATGGCTAGGTTGTCATCAGGCTGTCAATATAAGCATCCTTTTACTTTTTATTCAGATATAACCAATATATCCACCGCACGTATTGTTCGAAAGAATCCAGTTGAAGCAATGTTGGATACGAGCCAAGATAATTCATTCGTAAATCGATGGGGTGGTGAATTAAAAAGGGATAACTTTGATGTGAAGATGTTGAAAAACCGAGGAGCTAACCGTGGGGTAGTTATCAGGCATAAAAAAGATTTGTTAGGTTATGAAGGAAGTGTGGACTGGAAGAGCCCTACTACTAGAATTATGCCACAAGGGTTTGATGGATTGTTATTACCAGAAAAATATGTAGATAGCCCACTCATTAATAAGTATCCGCATCCAAGAATACGAGTAATTGAGTTTAATCATATAAAAGCGGCTATTGGTAAAAATGCGAATGATGAAGACGCATTACCTCTAGAAGAAGCATATAAAAGGTTACGTCAAGCCGCTAAAGATATGTTTGATATTCAGATGGTAGATCAACCTAAAGCGACTTATAAGGTTGAATTTCAAGAGTTGTCTCAAACCGAGGAGTATAAGGAATATAAAATCTTGCAGCGTGTCTGGATGGGGGATATTGTTACAGTTAAACATGAGGAAGACGGTATTGATATTCAAGCAAAAGTCATTGCGTATAAATATGATCCAATTAAAAAGGAATATATCAATGTAACCATTGGTAACTTTAAAGAATCTTTTACAGACGTTACAGGTAAAGTGGATCAAATTCAACAAGATTTATCCAATATGCCAGGATCTTTACTTGATGCGGCGAAAGAAAATGCAACAAAACTAATTAATTCAGGGTTTGGTGGAAATGTACGTGTATATCCAGACCGAATTTTAATTATGGATACCAAAAATGAAATGACAGCTTCAAAAGTGTGGCAGTGGAACATAAACGGGTTAGGTTATTCATCAAACGGGGTAAATGGTCCGTATGAAATAGCAATGACAAAAGATGGGCGTATTGTTGCGGATTTCATCACTACTGGAGTATTGAATGGAAATTTGATTCGAGGCGGAGAAATAACAGGAACCACTCTTAGAACTGCCAATGATTCCAATTATGTTTCTATTTCCAAGCAATTTATTAGATTAATGGAATCGTATATCACTCGGATTTTCATGGGCTATTATATAAATAATAATAATGTCATGCAACCCACTATTGTATTAGGTGGCAACAATGATATAACAGCCACGCAAGGTGCAGTGTTAGTTTATCAGCTAGATGGTTCTCCGAAGTCAGGGGGAATCGGAATATCGAATGGGTATCAAAATGGTGACCCAACAAGGGTCTATTTCTCAGCATCTCTTGCGTTTAATAAAAATGGCCATGCGGAACTAAGTTCGGATCAAAGCTTAGAACTCGAGTCAAAAGAATCCTATGCTTCTTTGAAGTGTCAAAATAATCTTTTTCTGGAAAGTAAAGCAGGTGGCGCTTATTTTACTGCAAAAGAAGGGTTTAACTTTCGCCAAAATGGAGATCGAATTGTGGATTTGAAGTTGACACCTGGTGGAGATAGTGACATCGTATTTCAGAACATCTTATTACGGAATAATAGAAATTATGAAAGTACCTATGTGCAAGTAAAAAGTGGCGGAGGAACTTATTTTAACGGTGTTTTAGCAGCAGATTTTAAAGTGTCTTCTAAAAAGAAATATAAAACGAATATACGTGATATTAAATTTGACGCGTTAGAGAAGGTAATGGGGTGGGAGATTAAACAATATAACCTTAAAACAGAAATGGCTCAATTATATGATATGCGTATGAACCGTAAAGAAGGAGATCCACTCCTTACAACAAACGATATTACAACGCACTATGGAGTTGTACTGCCGGATGAATCAAAAGAAAATGGTGTTGGCTTATATGGGATGATTGCGCAGACTGTTAAAGCATTTCAGGAGTATGTAGCCAAAACAGATGCTAGAATCGAAGAATTAGAACCGATAAATCCTAAAGGAAATATAAAACACAGGAACAAAGTAAAACGTCAAAGAAGACCGCCTAGACGCGTGAAAAGGAATAGTTAAAGAGAGGTGTAGTCATGCGAAACGAGGAAATTATTATAGATTTAGCAGATCCTGTGTTTACCAAAACAATTCGTTCGAGACAAAATGATAAAAACGGGTTGAAGATGACTGTATATGTAAGAGAAAAGGGGCAAAATATTGATTTAACCGGGTATGCAGTAAAGTACGAAGCGATTAATCAAGTCGGACTGTTCGTTCGGGATGATGCTCAAATAGTTGATGCGAAAAATGGTGTGTTTTCATATACATTTACATCTCAAGCTGTTTCCACATCGGATGATTGGACAGCTTATTTTGTGATGGAAAAAAGTACAGAACGAATGAGTACACCAGACATTCGTATTACATTAAGACGAGATGTAAAAGAAGGTAATATCAAAATAGAAAACTATATTTCTGAGTTTGATAAGGCTCTTGAAATGGTTAAAGGGTATCAAAAGCAAATTGATGAAGCAAATAAACGCATAAATGAATTAACAGCAGCAGTTACAGGGCAAAAGTATCAACTGTGGAAGGTTACAGACGATGATGGAACATCCATTGATCTAGCTGCAAATACAGATTTAAATACAATTGTAAAATCGGGATTCTATGTAGGAAGTCAACTCAAAAATACACCGAATAATTCTGTATACACATGGTTTGTATCTGTAGAAACAGCTACAAGTTTAGCATTTGTTCAAAGAGCTACATTGCTAGGGAATTTGAATGAGACATATATTCGATTAAATAACAGTGGTAAGTGGTCTGAGTGGTCTCGTTTTGTATTAGAGAAAGAGATTGTACCTAAAACAGGCGGTTCGTATACGGGAACGACCTATTTTAACACTGATAATGCTATTGTAATCGGTAGTCGTTCGTATAAAACAGTTCTTCATAAAGGCACACAAGGACAACTTGTTATTGCTCCTTCTACAGAAGAGCAAGGAGATAATTGGGATTGGTCAAAGCGAGTTGAAATCAGGCCAGATGGTACTATCAAACAAGCAACAGATACAGACTGGACTACTATATCAACATCATTTGGTAGTGTTGGCGGTCGTCCAATGCGATACAAAAAGGTCAACGGTATAGTTACAATTACCGGATCAGTCGTAAACGCTACAAATGGAACGACTTTCGCTACTTTACCAGTCGGTTTCCGTCCTATTCAAGACATGGTATTTCCTGTCCAAGATGCATCAGTGTCGAAATCAGTTGAGTTGACGATTAAAGGTGATGGCGGAATGGTATTGCAAGGGTTATCTACAAATGCTACTGTCCACATGTCAGCTACATTCAATATTTGATGTAATCTTAGAAAAATAATAAATAAGAAACCAGAGCAGCAGATATAAGCTGGTCTTTTTTTATATAAAATAGGGCTTTGATTCAATTCATCAATCAAGAGGAGTGATTTCACTTCTCTTTTTATTTTGAGGAGATGATCAGTGTGAAACGAATAGTAGATCAAGTAATTTATGAAAAGCATGTTAGCCAAGAAAATAAAAACCTAGTCAAAGATTTTCTTATTGAAAAGAAAGCACAAGGGAAAGCGGCAAGCACTTTACAGCAATACAATTGGGATTTGCGAATTATTTTGTTTCTAATACATCAACACTTTGAAAATAAAAATCTGGTTGAATTAACACGTAAAGACATTCGAAACTTATCTATTATTTTTCAAGAGATGGGAATGTCTAATGCGCGTGTAAATGGATTGATGAGCGCTTTACGTTCAGCACTTGAGTTTTGTGCAGATGATGATGACTATGATTATGAATTTAATGTAGGTTCACGGGTCCGTGGTTTACCTAAGAACCCGATTAGAGAAATTACATTTATTACTGAGGATCAGATTAATTGGTTAATCGATGAATTACTTGAGCAAGAAAAATATATGTTAGCAACGTATTTAGCACTTTCATATTACAGTGCAGCTAGAAAGAATGAGGTATACCAGGTTCAAAAAGAAGGGCTGACAGAACAATATTATACAAATGTGGTACGAGGAAAACGCGGTAAGAAGTTTAGATTATATTACAATCACCGGGTGCAGAAATGCATTCGTTTATATATAAATCAGCGAGGTAAGGATACTATTCCAGATTTGTTTGTGCGTGTTTATAAGAATGGTGAGAGAAAAAGATTGAACAAGAGTGTATTTAATTATTGGTGTGACATATTTGCTAAGATGCTGAACGAAAAGGAAGGGAAGGAATTTAAAATGAATCCTCACTGTTTCCGACATAGCAGATTAGATAATTTGAAAGTACAAGGAGTACCACTTGAAAAACTAAAATCACTCGCTAACCATTCTGATATTTCCACAACTGAATCTTATTTAAAAGATAGAAGTGAGGAAGATATTGCAGAGATATTTGGAATGGACCCAAGTTGCTTTGCAGCTTAAAAAGGAGAGGGAAAGATGGATCGTATTGATGTATTATTGAAAACATTTATAGCTACGTTTGGTGGCTTCTGTGGGTATTTTTTGGGAGGATGGGATGCAACATTGAAAGTCTTAGTGACGATGGCAGTTATTGATTATTTAACTGGCATGATTGCAGCAGGTTATAACGGAGAATTAAAAAGCAAAGTTGGTTTCAAAGGCATCGCCAAAAAGGTGGTGCTTTTTATTTTGGTCGGTGCGGCCGCCCAGCTCGATACAGTACTTGGAAGTAACAATGCAATTCGTGAAGCGACAATCTTCTTTTTCATGGGGAATGAATTGCTTTCACTTTTAGAAAATGCTGGACGAATGGGTATTCCACTCCCACAACCATTAACAAATGCAGTTGAAATTTTAGGTGGCAAACAAAAACAAGAAGAGAAAAAAGGAGATGTTCAATAATGGGACACATTGTAGATATTTCAAAATGGAATGGTGATATTAATTGGCCTGTGGCAAAACAATACATTGATTTCATAATTGCGCGCGTACAAGATGGTTCGAATTATGTAGATCCATTATATAAAGGATATGTACAAGCCATGAAACAACATGGTATTTCTTTTGGGAACTATGCATTCTGTCGTTTCGTTTCTGAAAATGACGCACGTGTAGAAGCTCGAGACTTCTGGAATCGTGGAGACAAGAGTGCAGCAGTCTGGGTCGCTGACGTGGAAGTAAAAACAATGGATGATATGAGAGCGGGCACGCAAGCGTTTATCGATGAACTACGCCGATTAGGTGCTCAAAAAGTTGGTTTATATGTTGGCCATCATATGTATGCTCCATTCGGAATGGCAAATGTAAAATCAGACTTTGTGTGGATTCCTCGTTATGGTGGAAATAGACCAGCTTATCCATGTGATATTTGGCAATACACTGAAACAGGAAATGTCCCTGGTATTGGAAAATGTGATTTAAATGAATTAATTGGAAGTAAGTCGTTAGATTGGTTTACAAATAAATCGTATAAAGAAGAAGGAGTGGAGATTATCGTGAACAAACATAATAAGGTGGTTACTTACGAATTTGGTGTGAATTTAATTCCTGAAATGATTCAAATGATGGATAAGCTTGGATACACTTCAAAAATTGTTTCTCGCGGAGATCGTCAAGGGCTTGTTTATTTTGAGTCGGATTATCGTCAAGGTAGCGAGCTAGATAAAGCAACAGCGTGGTTAGATGCTAAAGGATTAAAGTATTACTATACAAAAGAATAATTTTGTAAACAAAAAGAGCCGTCATTTTGACGGTTCTTTTTTTATTTCTATGATTTTTTTAATTTACTTCTTATTCAATGCGCGTAATACAGGTTTCAATATTTTACCGAATATACGATATGCGTTAAAAATAGATCGAATGACCTTCATAATAGTTCCCCCTATATAAATGGACAAAATTTTTTATTGGGAATAGAAATCAACTAATGGCCTTGATATATTCATTAAAGGTACTCTCTTCAACTCGAAACTCATGTGTACATTCAACACATCTGAATTTTAATTTCATTTTTGTATATTTAAATCTCAAAGCTACGAAAAATAAAATTATTCCAATAGGTATTCCAATAATGGTAATGCATGAAAATACAGCTATCCAAAGCATTTCTTTGAATGCTAATGCAGGACTCTTTACCTTATTCCCTCCACATTGTGGACATAATACAATTTGTTGTCCTTTTTTCATGAAAGATTCCACCTTCTTGTATTAAATGTTTTCTTCAAACCAAATATCTTCGACTTTCTTTTCAAGAACCTTTGCTATTCTAATTGCTACTAAAAGCGTAGGCGATCCACCTTGTAATAAATTTGTCATTGTGGAATTTGCTATGCCTACTTTCTTCGCAATGAATCCATATCTTAATCCTTTCTCATCTACAATTTGTTTCAAATTACTATGGAGCATTATACCACCTCCTATATGTATATTCGTCTGAAATCATTTTTGTCCTTTTAAAAAATAAATTTAAGGTGGACAGGCAATGTATTTGCTTCTAGTTCATATACCTATATCAAGACCACGAGGAATACCAAGTGGAACTAAGGACATCAAGAAGGGAGAGAATTACATGCGTTGGCAGTATAATCATCTGAACACAACTTCATATCTTCATCCGTCAAAGGAATTACGCTCAATGTACAATGAATCCAGATCAAGAGCAGAGACAGAATCAATTTTAACTCACATGAAAAACCATGAAGTTTATGATCGAAAAGAATATAAAGGATATTTCAGTTTGTCTCAGGTATTAGAAGAAGATCTATATGGAGAGGAAGAAGATGTTTTAAACTGGGAAATTCTAATGGATTGTTATGATGTCGTCCTAACGAGAAAAGGTATTGCCTTTCGTGAAAAGGAAGAGGAGGAATAAACATGACTCTTGCAGGGGAAGCGGTAATCATTTGGACAGCAACAGGCTTGTCAGTAATCGCGATGAAGGCAGCAGAAAAAATGGGGAAGAGTGTTCCACATTGGCTTCCACGTATTACCTTGTACACAACGCTCACAGGCTCGTTCTTATATCTTCTACGTTATGTGCTAATGGTGTTTCTATGAAGGAATACAATATGGAAGGGTGGGACAACAGAGAAGGTATAAAGAAAGCCTTGTCCCGTCATATTCCAAAAGAGTGCAATGATATCCTTATAGGATATGTAAGGGGGAAATGTTTATGTTGGAGTTATTACTGGTTCCCACGGCAGCACTAACTTATGCATTAGTAAGTGATAAGTTCAAACGAAAAGATGATGATAAAAAGAAGATTCAAGTCTTTTTCGAGGTGAGTGGGATTGCTATTAAAAGGGACGATAAGTTGCATTATCCTAAGTTCCAAAAACAAATTGATGATGATCGCAGCACAACATATATTTACACTTTACCTGTAGGTATGCCGAGTAAAATTATTCAAAAAGTTGAGGATGTTGTGAGTGAGGGGTTAAACAAACCAGTTCGGATTCATTTTGATAATTATAAATTAAGCATTCGAGTATTTCATAAAGACATACCTAATAAGTGGAGATGGTCCGAAACATTAGTTGAACAAGGGAAATGGCTTGTCCCTATAGGGCAAAGCTTAGAAGAATTGATTTATCATGATTTTGATAAAACTCCACATATGACTTTAGGTGGTTTAACACGTATGGGGAAAACCGTATTTTTAAAAAATGTAATGACATCTCTTATTACAGCACAATCAGACCATACGCATTTATACATTGTTGATTTAAAAGGCGGATTAGAATTCGGACCATATCAAAATTTAAAGCAAGTTGAATCTATAGCAGAAAAGCCGATTCAAGCGTTTCAAGTATTAAATACAATTCTTGAAAAGATGGAAGAAAAAATGTGCTATATGAAGGAAAGGCACTATACAAACGTTGTGGAAACAAATATAAAAGAACGACATTTTATCATAGTTGATGAAGGTGCTGAACTTTGCCCGGATAAAAGTATGAGCAAAGAGCAACAAAAGTTATTAATTGCTTGTCAGAGAATGCTTTCTTATATAGCGAGGATTGGTGGAGCACTTGGTTTTAGGTTGATTTTTTGTACACAATATCCAACTGGAGATACATTACCGCGACAAGTTAAGCAAAATTCAGATGCGAAGCTAGGATTTAGATTACCGACGCAAACAGCTTCTCAAGTAGTTATAGATGAATGTGGATTGGAATCGATTAAAAGTATACCTGGACGCGCTTTGTTTAAAACGGATAGATTAACAGAAATTCAAGTGCCTTATATTTCTAATGAAACGATGTGGAATGTACTAAAACAATATGAGGTGGAGAAACATGAACATACAAACACACATCAAATTGAATCGTCAGATGATGATTCTGACCTCGATTAGAAAGCTGAAATTTGCTACACGTAGGCATTTAATGGCTATACATGATTTGGGTGGAATAAGAAATGCAAACCGTATATTAAAGGATTTGGAATCGTTCGTTAATAGCACAGTGTATAAAAAAGAATATGTGTATTACTTAAATAAAAAAGGGCGTGCGCTATTCGATGATACAGAAAAAATAGTACCAACAATAAGATTAGCACACAGCCTTATGAGAAATGAAGCGTGGCTCTATCTGTTTTGTCCGGATGACTGGCAGATAGAAATACCTATACGTTATAAAATAGATGATAAAAAGAAGACAATTATTCCAGATGTGAAATTCCGAGATGAAGAGGGAATTTTAAATGCTGTAGAAATAGATCGGACTCAGATGATGATTGTAAATAGCGAGAAGCTCAAAAGGTACGGGGAATTTACTATGTATTATAAAAATAAATATAACGGAAAAATACCGATTATTCATTTTTTTACGGTTACCAAATACAGAGAAAAGAAATTAGAAGAGTTGGCAGCTAAATATGATGTTTTTATGAAGTCTTATGTAATAGGAGAAATTTAA